GTTAGTCCGTGAGCGTATTGAGGCAGGAAAAGAAATGCCAACGGAAATCTTCGGAATATTTTCGGAGAATAAAACAACAATAAAAAGGAACAAGTAACATGAACCAAGTAGCAACAAAAAAAGAAGGTGCATTACAAACAAATTTATTTGAAGCTGATGCAAACCAAGGTACTCAAAATATATCGCAAGAAGATCTTGCGTTACCTTTCTTAAAAATTTTGGGTCAACTATCTCCAGAGGTCAACAAAAGAGATGGTAAATATGTTCAGGGGGCAGAACCTGGCAAAATAATAAACACTGTTACAAATAAATTGTATGATGAAATAGAGGTCATACCTGTTTTTTATAAAAGACAGTACGTAGAGTGGGCTGACAGAGGCACAAGCACAGGTGCACCTGTTGCAATTCACAATGCTGATAGTGATATCATTAGTCAAACAACTAGAGGTAAAGACTATAAAGATAGATTAGCAAATGGTAATTATCTTGAAAATACAGCTAATCATTACGTGATTTATTTAAACGATACACCACAACAAGCTATGGTATCTATGAAATCTACTCAATTAAAAGTTAGTAGAAAATGGAATTCCATGATGATGGGTATTAAAATGCAGGGTAAAAATGGATTATTTACTCCGCCTACATACAGCCACATTTATAAACTAAAGAGCGTTCAAATGTCTAATGACAAAGGAACTTGGTTTGGTTGGGATGTTGAAAAAGTTAGTCCTGTTGGAGATAAAAATATTTACGACATGGCAAAATCTTTTGCAACTAGCGTAGGTAAGGGTGAGGTAATTGAGAAACACGGTACAGAAGAATCTACCTCAACATCTTCAAACTACTAGAATCCTAGGTAGTGGGCGTCTAAGCGAGAGTGGATACGCCCACTTTTATTTTGTATGATAGAAAGATTTAAAAATATATTTGAGGGATTAGACCGTGCACATGGTGTCACTATAGTTGGCGAGTCTAATGGTAATGGACAAAAAGTAAAAGGTAAATCATTTGTAAAAAGAGAACCTGTTACAGATGAGTTATGGCAAAATCATTTAAATGGCACAGAGAATTTAGGAATAATACCAATTAACGATGACAACGAATGTAAATGGGGTTGTATCGATATTGATTTTTACGCAGAGTTTGATCACAAAAAATTAATTAATCAAATAGGAAATTTAAATTTACCATTAATGGTGTGTAGATCTAAGTCTGGTGGTGCACACGTATTTTTATTTACAAAAGAATATGTTTCTGCAAGTTTAATGCAGGACAAATTAAATGAAATTAGATCTGTATTAGGTTACGGTGGATCAGAAGTATTTCCAAAACAAAGAGAATTAAAATCTAAAGATGATACAGGAAATTTTTTAAATTTACCATATTTTTCTGCGAGTAAAACTGTAAGATATGCCTTTGATGGTAATGGTAATTCTGTTAGTCTGGAATATTTTTATGAATTATATGACACCGTAAAAATAAGTGCAGAAGAATTAGAAAGTTTAGAAATAGTTAGACCACAAACTCCATACTCTGATGGACCACCGTGCATAGAACTAATGGCACAAAATAAAATAGGAGAGGGTGGTAGAAATAATGCATTGTTTCACTATGGTGTATATGCAAAACAAAAGTGGCCGGAAAATTGGAAATCTAAATTGGTTGTCTTTAATGAAACTGCGATGCAACAACCATTATCTGATAAAGAAGTAGAAATAATCACAACACAACATGATAAAAAAGATTGGGGTTATAAATGTAATGATCAACCAATGTGTAGTCTGTGTGATAAAAAATTATGTAGATCAAGAAAGTTTGGTATTGGACAAGAAATTGTGTTTCCAAACTTAACAGATCTTCAAGTTGTTAACTTGGAAGAACCATATTATTACATGAATGTAGATGGTGATAGATTGTATTTAGATTCAGCAAAACATTTAACTAATCAAAGTTTGTTTCAAGAAGAGTGTGTAAAACAATTACGACTAAATCCAAAAACTTTAAAAATAGATGATTGGAAAAAAATTACAAACATTCTTTTAAAGAATGCAGAAGTAACTGAACCTGCAGAAGGCACTGGTACTAAAGATATATTAAAAAATTACTTAGAAGATTATTGTGTAAATAGAATACAAAAAGATGATTTTGAAGATTTAAAAAATGGTGGGACATATACCAAAGAAGGTTTTCATCATTTTGTATTTGACAATTTCTTTCATAATTATTTATCTAGAAAACATTGGAAGGTGCCATATCAAAGAACATCACAAATGTTAAAAGACGATCTTAATTGCACAACTAAACGTGTTGGTAAGTACAAGCTGTCAGTATTTGTTGTAACTAGATTTGATAAAAAAGAAGAAACATATAAACCAAAAACTTACAGAAAGGACAACTATTAATGAAATATACAAATATATGCGGAAAAGATTTTAAGACTAAGTCTAAAGCTTATAAATTTTTTAGAGGTCTAGTAAGAGATACAGTAAACACTGGTTTAAATTGTATAGAACCTATAATACAACTAACAGAAAAAACTCCATTAAAGAATTCAAATGTTAGTAATTTATTTCAAAATTATGTGATTGATGGTGATTGGTATGGAAGAAAAACTAAGGGTCAAAATATTAAAAACTTTGTTTTAATCAAAGACGATTATAATAATTATTGTCTTGGTTTTAAACTAGAAGATGATTCTGTTGAGTCAGTCACTGCTAAATCATATTTATTTTGTTTTGGAAAAGGAACTCAAACGGATGATGAAAGATTACATTCTGCAATGAGGTATGAAGTAAAATATCAATCAGAAGAATACAGAAATAATAATCAACATATTCAAGAATGTTTTGATTGTTCTTGTCCAAGAGAAGCTGGTTTAGATGTAGACCATGTCATTCCATACAAAACAATAGTAAATTCTTTTTTTACCATTTATGACAAAGAGGAATTTAAAAAAAGCATGAACAAAGAAACACAAGGTTTATATTGGAGGTTAAGAGAAGATCATAGAAAGATATGGAGAGAATATCATAAAAAACATGCAAAGTTTCAATTACTTTGTAAAGAATGTCATTACGCTAAAACTAAAGAGGAAAAATGAGAACAATAATATATGGACCACCAGGCACAGGTAAAACACATACTTTACTACAACACATAGAAAAATTTTTGGAGCATACATCTCCAGATAAAATTGGATATTTTACATTTAGTAGAAACGCAGCTCAAGAAGGTAAACAAAGATCGGTAGATAAGTTTAAATTATCTTATGATGATTTACCTTACTTTCAAACACTACATTCTTTTTGTTTCAATCAACTTGGTTTGAATAAAAATCAAGTTATGAAAGAAAAACATTATAAAGATTTAGGAGAAAAAATGGGTCTTGAAATAGAAGGGACACAACAAGATGAAGATCATGATAGTGTGTTTTATTCTAAAAATCCTTACGTGCAATTAATAAATGTAGCTAGATCAAAAGAGATAGACCCAGTAAAATATTATCACCTTACAAATAACCCAAAAATATCTTTAAACAAATTAGAAATTATATCTGATGAATTAGAAAGATACAAAGAACAACATGGCTTGATAGACTTTCCTGACATGATAGAAAAGTTTTTAGAGTCTGGTGTGTCACCAAAACTACGTGTGATGTTTGTTGACGAAGCACAAGATTTAAGTTTGATACAATGGAAGTTGGTTAGAAAGATAGAGGAGTCATCTACAGATTGTTTTGTTGCAGGTGATGATGACCAGGGTATCTACAAATGGAATGGTGCACACGTAAATACATTTATAAATTTGGAGGGCACAAGAAAAGTTTTAGAGCAATCATACAGGGTGCCAAGAAAACCTTTTAATCTTGCAGATAAAATAATTAGCAGAGTTAAGAACAGAGTGGAAAAAAAATATTATCCTAAAGAATCAGATGGACATGTTGAACGATGTCCTCACTTATCACAAATAGATTTTAGTCATGGTAAATGGTTAGTCCTAACAACAGCAAACTATATGTTAAATAGTGTAGGTGAAATATTAGATGAGAAAGGTTTGTATTGGCAAAGAAGAAATTCTACACCACGAGTAAAAAATATTTATGAGATAATACAGAAATGGGATGAATTACGTACAGGTGTACCTTTGCACTATAATGATATTAAAAAAATAAAAGCAAAGATGAACAAAACTTGGGACAAGAAACTTTTTAAAGATATGCCTAAAGATGCTTTCTATGACATAGATACACTTAAAGAAAAATTTGGATTACTAACAGAGGCTGAATGGTATGAATCTTTAGATGAATTAGGGGATCAAGATATTAAAAAAATATTAAGATTAATGGAATCAGGAGAAGATCTAACAAGAAATCCAAGAATTAAAATATCTACAATACATGGTGTTAAAGGTAATGAACGAGAAAATGTAGTTGTTACAACAGAATTATCCGGAGCAGCTTTTGAAGAGTATCAAAAGAATCCTGATGATACGCATAGATTGTTTTACGTTGCATGCACAAGAACAGAAAACAATTTATACATAATTGAACCACAAACAAGGAAAGCGTATGACATCTAAAGATCTCTTTAAAGGCACAACATATAATTCATTGGAAGAACAGGTAGGCGGAAAGCACTATCGCTCGATGAAAATTCAACCTGCAGAGTTTATAAACGAAAACAAATTGCTTTTTGCAGAAGGCAATGCTATAAAATATATCTGTCGACATCAGTCAAAAGGGAAAGAGCAAGATATAAAAAAAGCAATACATTATTTAGAAATGATATTAGAGAGGGATTACTCGTGAAGACTATTTACAAACCACAAACTGAATGGATTCCACCAGAATCTTTTCCTGATTTATCAAAGTATGATGAGATTGCAATTGACCTGGAGACAAAAGACCCTGATTTAAAAAATACAGGATCTGGTTCTGTTACAAGTAAAGGACACATTGTTGGTATAGCTGTTGCTGTGCACGATTGGGCAGGATACTATCCTATACGTCACGAAGGTGGTGGTAACATGGACCACGGAGCAGTTACAAAATGGCTACAAGATGTACTAAAAACATCTGCAGATAAGATATTTCACAACGCCATGTATGATGTGTGTTTTTTAAGGGCTGAAAGGTATGAAATACAGGGTCGTATAGTAGATACCATGATTGCTGGCTCTCTCGTGGACGAGAATCGCTTCCGATACGATTTAGGTAGTTTGGGTCGGGATTATGTCGGAATCGGCAAAAATGAGGCTGTTTTGAAGGAAACTGCAGAGCGTTGGGGCATCGATGCTAAGTCTGAGATGTATAAACTGCCTGCAATGTACGTTGGTGAGTATGCAGAGCAAGATGCTGTACTAACATTAAAGTTATGGCAAGAGATGAAGAAAGAAATCGAATCCCAGGACATCGAAAACATATTTAATTTAGAGACTGAACTATTTCCTTGCCTCGTTGATATGAGATTTTTAGGAGTTCGAGTAGATATAGAAGCAGCTCACAAATTAAAACAAGAATTGGTATCAGAAGAAAAACGATGCTTAGAAAAAGTATGGAAAGAAACAGGAGTAGACGTTCAAATATGGGCTGCAAGATCAATTGAAAAGGTTTTCCAAAATCAAAAACTACCTTACGAAAAAACTGCCAAGACTGAAGCACCATCATTTACTAAAAACTTTTTACAAAATCATTCTAACGAATTAGTTAAACTTATTGCACGTGCAAGAGAGATAAACAAAGCACATACAACATTTATAGATACCATATTGAAACATGAACACAATGGTAGAATACATGCTGAGATAAATCAAATTAGATCTGACCAAGGTGGTACAGTAACAGGACGATTTAGTTATGCTAACCCAAACTTACAGCAGATACCTGCAAGAAACAAAGACCTTGGACCACGGATCAGAAGTTTATTTATACCTGAAGAAGGTATGACATGGGGTTGCTTTGACTATTCACAACAAGAGCCACGTCTAGTTACACACTTTGCAGCTCTTGATGGATTGTATAAAGTCAGTGAAGTATTAGATTCATACAACGAAGGTGAAGCAGACTTTCACCAGATCGTAGCTGATATGGCTAACATACCAAGATCACAAGCTAAAACAATTAATCTTGGTTTGTTTTATGGTATGGGTAAAAATAAATTACAAGCTGAACTCGGTATATCAAAAGAAGATGCTGAAGATCTTTTTAGAACTTATCATGACAAGGTTCCGTTTGTAAAAATGTTAATGGAAAATGTATCACGAAGAGCACAAGAGAAAGGACATGTAAGAACTTTGCTTGGACGTAGATGTAGGTTTCCCTTGTGGGAGCCCAATCAATTCGGGATTCATAAACCATTGAAGCATGAAGAAGCGCTCTTGGAACACGGACCAGGAATCAGAAGAGCATTTACATATAAAGCTTTAAACAAACTTATACAAGGATCAGCAGCTGACATGACAAAGAAAGCCATGGTAGAATTACACAAAGAAGGTATTACACCACACATACAGGTACATGATGAACTTGACATATCTGTTGATGGTAATGCAGATAAGATAAAAGAGATTATGGAAACAGCTGTAGAATTAGAAGTGGACAATAAAGTAGACTATGAATCTGGCCCAAATTGGGGTACAATAAAATGAGGATAAATTATGGCATATTTAAATGTAAACATACCACCGACTTATGCACAAATAAAAAGAGAGTATTTATATGATCTTAAAAAACATCATGGAGAAGTTGAAGACTGCATTATCTTTGGTCTTAGCGCTCTTACAGGTAGGGCTATATTATTTCATGCTATTATGGAAAACGGTGCAATATTTTATCGCTTACCAATTAGCGCGTTTATTCAAAAGGGATTTGACCCCGATCGAGTCCCCAGAAGAAGACTTGATGAACTACAGCTCTGGAATTGTTTTAGTTATTATCCTTCTGTTCATCGTTGGGATATCTTAGACGGACAAGCAGGAAAATACATAGGTAAAGATAAAAAATGGCACCCAGGTAAATA